ACGCTTATGTGCGGCACTCCGCCCACTGCGGTATCATCGGGAACTGTTTTCTATCAGTACCGCCGTGATACGCTTAGCGGTACTAACGTTGACAGCGGTTGGGCGGAATGGAGCGTACCCGAAATGTCGGACGCACACGATCCCGAACTGTGGTACGAAACAAATCCGTCCCTCGGAACTATCCTCTCGGAAAGAGCTGTCCGCTCTGAGCTGGGCAAGGATCAGACAGATGATAATATCCAGCGTCTTGGCTTATGGCTGCGGTATAATCAGAAATCTGCTATCAGCCGTGAAGAATGGCAGCGGTGCAGACTTGAAACAAAGCCTGTAACAGCTGCTGTACCCCATATCTTTTTCGGCGTTAAATATGCAAAGCACACCTCAAACGTTTCGCTTTCCGCCGCTGTAAAAACGGCTGACGAAAAGATATTTGTCGAGGCTATCGACTGCCGCCCTGTGAGAGAGGGCAACAGCTGGATAGTGGCATATCTGCGAAATCCTCACGCAAGGCAGGTCATTATAGACGGTGCGAACGGACAGGCTCTTCTCGAAGCGGATATGAAAAACGCAGGTGTAAAATGCAAAGCTGTGCTGCCTAAGGTAGCAGAGGTCATAGAAGCGTCAGCACAGTTTGAACAGAACCTATTCGCAGGGAGGATATGTCACAGCGGTCAGCCGTCATTAGAGCAGGCTGTGTCAAACTGCGAACACAGGGCAATAGGTTCGGGCGGCGGATTCGGGTACAGCTCCATAATGGAGGGCGCTGATGTCAGCCTGTTGGAATCGGCGGTGCTTGCTCACTGGGCTTGCGCTAACGCAAAGGAAAAGAAAAAGCAGAAGATAAGCTATTGATATTAGAAAGGAATGATATTATGGCAGAAGAATTTGAACCTATCACATCGCAGGAAGCTCTCGACAGTCTTATCACTGCGAGGATAGAAGAGAACACAAAGGCGGTCACTGAATCTGTCACAAAGCAGTTTGAGGGTTACATATCCCCAGATGACCTTGCAGCAAAGACAGGTGAGCTTAAAAACACCATATCAGACCTCACCACAAAGAACAAGGCATACGAAAACAGTAATCTTAAACTGAAAGCTGCACACGAATTCGGCATACCTTTTGAACTGTCCGACAGGATAAGCGGTGATGATGAAAAGGCTATCCGTGAGGACGCAGAAAGGCTCTCAAAGTTTTTAGCGCCGAAGAACGCAGCACCGAACTTTGACCCAGAAACACCGCCTGCAAAGAACAGCACAGACGCTGCGCTGAGAAAAACACTTGAAAAACTGAAAGGAGAATAATCATGGCAGGAGAAAACACTATTCAGAGAGGCACACTTCTTGAACCCGAAACAGTTACGGAGATCTTTTCAAAGGTAAAGGGACATTCCACCCTTGCAAAGCTTTGCGGACAGACACCTGTTTCTTTCAACGGCAACGACTACTTCACTTTTTCTATGGACGATGAAGCGGCAGTAGTGGGCGAATCCGAGAAAAAGACAGCGGGAAAAGCTGCTCTCGGCAAGGTGACTATGCGTCCTGTAAAGATCGAATACGGCGCAAGATTTTCAGACGAATTCATCTACGGCACAGATGAAAAGAAGCTGGAAGTTATCAAGGCTTTTGCTGAGGGTGCAGCGGTCAAGTTCGCCCGTGCAATAGATATCCTCGGTTTCCACGGACTTAATCCGAGAACAAAGACGGTAGTAGCTGCTCTCGACAAGAACTATATCGACAAGGCGGTGGCAGACAACAGCGCCTCCGTTACCTTCACAGAATCAGACCCCGAAAGTGGTCTTGAAGATGCAGTTGCGATGCTTGGGGACTACGAATGCACAGGCTTTGCGTTTTCCCGTGAATTTGCGGCGGCAATGGCAAAGCTCAAGGTCAACGGTGTAAAGCAGTACCCTGAGTTCGCTCTCGGTGCAAACCCGGGCAGCCTTAACGGCACAGCCTGTGATGTAAATTCGACTATAAGCTTTAACGATAACGGTGACGCTGCAATAGTCGGCGATTTCGTCAAGGCTTTCAAATGGGGCTATGCTAAGTCGCTCCCTCTGGAAGTTATCCGTTACGGCGACCCTGACAATACGGGACGTGACCTTGCGGGATATAACGAGGTATACCTCCGTACAGAGGCGTATATCGGCTTTGCGGTACTTGATCCAAAGGCTTTTGCAGCTGTGAAAAAGGGCGAGGGATAAGCTATGGGTGACCGCAGCTCATATGCAGATGTAAATGATATCATCGCTTTCGGTCGGCAGCTTACGGCTAGAGAGCAGGACATTGCCGTAAGCTTTCTCCCCACAGCCTCCGCAAAGCTGAGAGTGACGGCGGAGCGTTACGGTGTGGATATCGACGCAAAGGCAGCAGAGAATGAGGACTACGCTGCTGTGGTAAAGGAAACGGTCATAAAGTCTGTTATAAGAGCGCTGGACAGTGCGGCGGATACTTCTCCGCCTGCTGTACAGGCTTCACAGTCTGCTATGGGATATTCCGTTTCGATGACCTATCTCAACAGCGGTCAGAGTTTGTATTTTCTGAAAAACGAACTAAAAGATCTGGGCATACTCAGACAGCGCTGGGGCGCATTGGAGGTGTACGGAACAAATGAAAACCATAATTAAAGGCACACCTGTCAAGCTGCACGTCAAAACTCAGAACGGCACAGATGGCTTTAACCGCCCCACATATGATGACGAGATAGTCACAGTGGATAATGTTCTTATCGGCGAGCCGTCCGCTGACGAGGTGGTGAACGAGCTTAACCTTTCGGGGAAACGCATAGCATACACCCTTGCGATACCCAAAGGCGATACACACAGCTGGGAAAACACAGAGGTGGAATTTTTCGGCGGAAAGTTCCGCACCATAGGTTTTCCGACAGAGGGCATAGAGGAGAATATCCCCCTTAGCTGGAACAAGAAAGTAAAGGTGGAACGCTATGGCTAAAGCGATGATAGTGCTGAACAAAGAGGGCGTAAGGCAGATGCTCAGATCGGACGAGGCGGAAGCCATATGCCGTGAGTTTGCCGAAAAAGCCGCAGGAAGTCTTGACGACGGCTATGAGGTAACGTCCATAAAGGGCAGAAAGCGAGCTAACGCAAGCATAAAGGCAGTCACATACAAGACGAGAAAGGACGCACATCAGAACAACACTCTGCTGAAGGCGGTGATGAATATCAAATGATGATAGAAGAGATCATACTTGGCTATCTGAGCAAAAGCCTTGACGTTCCTGCGTATATGGAAGAGCCTGAAAAGCCGCCTAAGGAATATTTGCTTATCGACAAGATAGGCTCATCGGAAAGCAATATGATACAGTCGGCTGTGATAGCTGTGCAGTCCTATGGAGAGGGTCTTTACAGGTCGGCGCTGCTCAATGCAGAGGTGAAAGAACTTATGCGTGACAGCGTGGTGCTTGATTCTGTAAGCCGATGCAGGCTCAACAGCGACTATAATTATACGGACACAGAAACCAAAAGATACCGCTATCAGGCGGTGTTTGATATAGTATATTATGAATAGGAGGAAATATCATGGCAACCAATGGAACAAACAGTGCGGACAACGTAACTGCGGGCAAGCCGAAAGTAGGCGGAGCAGTATTCAGAGCGCCGAAAGGCACTGCTCTCCCGACCAATGCGACTGATGAGCTTGACGCAAAGTTCAAGTGCCTCGGATACTGCTCTGAGGACGGACTTTCCAATAACAGCGATCAGTCTAACAACAAGGTATCTGCATGGGGCGGAGATGTTGTCCTTAATATGCTCACAGCAGGTGCGGATACATTTTCACTCACCCTCATAGAAACGCTCAACGCAGAGGTGATAAAAGCCGTCTATGGCGAAGAGAACGTTACGGCGGACGAAAGCGATATTGCCGTAGCAGTAAACGGAGGCTCAGACGAAGAGGCAGTATATGTATTCGACCTTATCCTTAAAGGCGGAGTGCTGAAACGTATAGTAGTGCCTTGTGCGACCATTACATCTCTCGGCGAGATAAAATATAATGACACAAATGCCGTAGGTTATGCGGTGACTTTGACAGCCACAAATGACAGTAAGGGCAACTCACACTATGAGTATATCCACCTTAGATCTGCGTCACCTGTATCGGAAACAGCAGAAAAGGAATAAACAGGAGGTAGAACAATATGGCAGATATCAGAGGAAAGACAGCGAGCGGTTTTGAATTCACCATAGAGGAAAGCGCACTTGATGACTGGGAGGTGCTGGAGGCTATCGTAGATATCAGCAGCGGACATTACAGTGCAGCAGTCCGTGTGCTTAAACTGCTGCTGGGAGAAGAACAGACAGCCTTGCTGAAAAAGCATTGCAGAAACATGAAAACAGGAAGAGTTCCGAAGAACGCTATGTTCAGAGAGCTTTCCGATATACTCAGCCTTTCGGGCAGCGAAAAAAACGTCTGAGGGCTGTCTGCGGACTTGCCCATATGATATCTGCCGATGAGGACGCTTTGATATGCGATTTCGCAGAGGTCTATCGGGTGTATGATTATAAGTCGCTGCCGCTTAAAACAGCAGCGGCTTTTTTTATGGGTTTGAAGCAGGACAGCCGTTGTAAAATGGCTGCTGCGGGGCAGAAATATACTCTTACCGAAATGCTTGCGGTAATGATATATGACAAGCTGGCATGGCTGAAATGGGCTAAGACAAAAGACGGAGCGAACGGCAGGAATATGCCGCAGCCTCTTGCGGAAAAGCTGTTCGCCGAAAGTAAGGATAAGAACGATATCGAAGGCTTTTATACAGCCGAAGATTTTGAAAAGGAACGAAGAAAACTGCTCGGAGGTGAGGGATAAATGGCAGAAGGCACTAAGCTTGCGGACGCATATGTGCAGATCATACCCGTATCGGAAGGGATAACGGAACGTATCAGACAGCTTTTCGGCGACCTGCCCGAAGAGGGCGAAAAGACAGGCAAGGAAACGGGAAGATCTCTTGCGGACAATATAAAAAGGGCTGTTGCCGCCGCAGGTCTGACCACCGCTGTGGGGAAAATAATTAAAAGCTCTTTCAGTGAGGGCGCTGCCCTTGAACAGTCTTTGGGCGGAGTGGAAACGCTCTTTAAAAAGCACGCCGATACAGTAAAGAAGAATGCTCAGGAGGCATACAGGACGGCAGGTCTGAGTGCGAATGAGTATATGGAGAACGTGACGAGCTTTTCCGCAAGTCTGCTGAGTTCGCTGAGCGGTGATACAAAGCAGGCTGCGAAAGTAGCGGATATGGCTATGATCGATATGTCCGATAATGCCAACAAGTTCGGCACAGATATGCAGTCGATACAGAATGCGTATCAGGGTTTTGCAAAGCAGAATTACACTATGCTAGACAACCTCAAGCTTGGCTACAGTGGAACAAAGGAGGAAATGGAACGTCTGCTTGCCGACGCTGAAAAGCTTTCGGGACATAAGTATGACATTTCAAGTCTGAGCGATGTTTACAACGCTATCCATGATATTCAGGGCGAGCTTGACATAACAGGCACGACCGCAAAAGAGGCAAGCACAACATTCTCAGGCTCTTTCGGTTCGATGAAGGCAGCGGCGAAAAACTTCCTCGGAGTTATGACGGCAGGCGGTGACGCAGGAAAGGCTTTCGGCGCTCTTACAGATACGGCGGGAACGTTTTTCGGCAATGTAAAGCGAATGTTTGAAACGGCAGGCGAACAGGTAGACAGCCTGTACTATTCCTTTACAGAAAAAATGGGAATGTCAGCACAGGCGGCTGATGCGCTTAAACAGGTGCTTGATACCCTTGCCGTTTCCGCAGCGGCTTTTGTGGCTGTATCTAAATTCGCAGGCATAAACAAAGAATTTATGACTATGAACGTCCACGCAGCTGCACTTGCGGTCAAGGAAAAGCTTGTAAATATCGAGCTTGAAAAACAGACCTTGCTTGCTGTTAAGTCCGCTGCGGCTATCGGGGCAGCTTATCTTGCAGGTCAGGGGTTAGCTTATCTTATTACCGAAGTGTGGGACCCGCTGAAAGTCAACGAAACGGCAGAAAGCTTTGAATATCTGAGTGCTGAGGTGTATGGTATCCGTGAGAGGGCGGATAAGCTGTGCGACAGCATAGGCAAGCTCCATGACGAAATGAGCGGCAATATAAGCGACGCAAAAAAGCAGGCGGACAGCTTTAAAACGCTCAAAGACAGGCTTTTTGAACTCAACAGCCTTGAAAACAAGAGTACAGCGGAAAAAGCCGAAATGCAGAACATAGTATCTCAGCTAAA